AATATGAGAATTTTGGGGTTAAGAATCGAAGAATCAAATGGAAAACTCTTAAATGAGTATACTCTTCCAAATGCATTCATTGGAATTAAACCAAACCAAAGAATCCAACTGAAAGTGAATTGAATGCTTATAGGAATACGAGAAGAACTAGTATATGAAATTCAAAATTTAGTAGAAACATACAATATTTCATACATTGACGCTATTCTAAGCTATTGTGAGAAAAATAGTTTAGACGAAGAATATATTGGAACAATTATATCCAAAAACTCTTCACTTACAGCTAAGGTAACAATCGAAGCTGAATCATTAAACTTCATTGAAAAAACAGATAGGTTACCAATATGAAAATTATTAGACAGGCAGATAGAACCATCAGATCTTACAAAAAGGAATATCAGATGTCATCAAAGTATAACAATTATTATGCTGAGTATGAGCTTTCTAGATTGGAGGAAGAATTACCCAAAACAGAGCTTGACTTGCTTCAACAGGCAAGGTATATTAGTGATAGTTCGTTGGGAACGATAGACGTATTTTCAGTATTGAAGAGAGCTTATGAACAAGGAAAAAAAGACTCCGTTAACAGTTTATAAAGACTACGTGGCTCTTAAGGCTCACTTCAGTTCTAATGATTACGATTACTTTAAACACAATGGCAGAACAACAGCCAGCTTAACATCGTATGAAAAAAGAAATGATAAGGGATTCTTTAAAAAGCTAGCTGACCATAAAGACAGTTTCAATTATATATTATGTAACATAGCATACAATGATTATTGGGTTGGTGATATTATATTAAATGAACTTGCTGAAAAAAACTATAAAACTTTCAGAACAAGAAAGGAAGGCTTGTCATATCATATAAGACAAGACCTGAAACACTTCAAGAATGATTTGAAGTCAAACTTCACCATTAATGATACCCATCCATACATTCTTCAATTATACATTGAGGGTGCTATTTCATTAGAAACTATTTCTGTACTATCAGCGGTAACAGGTGCTAGTGATCACTGGAATAAGTATTTGGGTAATGATATTATCTGGCAGACGTATAGAAACAAAGTCAATAAGTTTCACCAATTCCTCACATATGATAAAGCAAGAATACAAAATTTAATGCTTGACCGCTAATGAGTTTTGTAGTAATATAAATACTTGATACTATGATATTGTGATAATTTAATCTTACTAAATCTTAATAATCTTAAAGGAAATCAAAATGACAGCATTCGCAGAATATCTAAAATCACGTAAAGACGAATTCGAAAAGACAGCCGAAAAGTTTAAAGCAGACGAAAAGCAGGAATATGCACCGGACGAAAAGCTCTGGTATCCTGAAGGAGATAAGGTTGGTAATGGCGCAGCTATTATTCGCTTCCTTCCTCCAAATCTAAATTCAAAATCCCCACATGCCTTTGTTAAGCTATATCGCCACGGATTCCAAGGACCAACAGGTTCATGGTTAGTTGAAAATTGCCCAACCACTCTTGGCAAAGATCATGAGTGCCCAGTATGTACAATGAACTCTCAGTTATGGAACTCAGGACTTGAAAGCGATAAGAATCTAGCAAGAGATAGAAAGCGCAAGCTATACTACTTCTCTAACGTATATGTTATTAAGGACGAAGCTAATCCTCAAAATAACGGCAAGGTATTCGTGTATCGTTATGGTAAAATGTTCTATGATATGTTACATGATAAGATGTATCCATCCTTTGAAGATCAAGCTAAGGTAAATCCCTTTGATCTTCTTGAAGGCGCTACATTGAGAATTAGATTTAAGTTTGATAAGTCTAAAGGATTTAGATCATATACTGGAACAGAGTTTGATCCAGTTGGTCCTCTGTTCGAAGATACCGATAAGATGGCCGCAGTCTATGAATCAATGCATGATTTGCATGAATACGTTGATCCAGATACCTTTAGATCAGCTGAAGAAATCAAGAATAGAATGACACGTGTTCTCGGTAATAATCCAAAGGGCCAGGCTCCAAAGGCTACAGCCCGTGAAGAAGAAATCGAAACAGAAGTTAGTATCAGTGACGCCATTGATAATGTTGAAACTGAGGACTTTGATAAGTTCTTTAGCGAACTAGAAAATTGATAGATATTGGGAGGGGTAATTCCCTCCCATTTTCATATGAAACAATTT